AATTCTGATGGTTGCTTGGCCTTTAACTACGGCATTAATTCATTGATGGACGTACAGCGGTTGCGCCCTCCACAGAGTTTTGTCATCAAACCTGAGATCGGTAAGTTCCTAATGTTCCCCTCCTGGCTGCAGCACATGGTGTATCCTTTCGAAGGTGATGGTGAACGTCGCACAGTGGCAGCAAATTTAAATGTTTGGAAGGTGGAAAAAGATGGCGGAAGAGTCTTTAACTAAAGAAGAAGACGTGTTGATGGATGGGGAGTCTGGGGAAGAGTTCCTTCGACATGAAGAAGAAGGACAGCCAGAGATCGTCGAACTCCCTCCCAATATACAAAACATGCAGGCCAAAATGGATCGTTTGCGGTCTGAAATCGCAACGTTGCAAGGTCAATTTAATGATGTGCAGGCTGAGTTGGATACGCGACTAGCAGCATTCAATTGGTACAACGATCAATTGCAGGCAGCTCTGGAGGAATAAATGGATATCATGGGAATTATTGGCTATGTGACGATGATTGTCACAGTCGCCAGCTTAGTGGCGGCTTCGACCCCTACGCCGAAGGATGATGTTTGGATTGGAAAGCTCTACAAATTTATTGACTTACTGGCAATCAATGTCGGCAAAAGCAAACAAAAGCCGGGAGAAAGCTAAAGCTAAGCGGCCTGTCGTAAAACACACGGCCATGCAACTAGCGATTGAGGCGCTGGATCGCATTGCTCTTCATGAAAAAGAATGTGGAGAGCGCTGGGGAGAAGCTATAGTAGAGCTTCGGGAGTTACGTAAAGTAACTGATGCTCACTCGGCCCGATGGGAAAGGTTGGCATGGCTGGTGATTGCTACTGTTTTAACCACCGCTGGCGCCACATGGGTCACTAACATAATTTAGAGGAATGCAGTGCCTCTCCAAAAATTTCTTTTCAATCCAGGGATCAATCGAGAGGGAACAGCCTACACCGCAGAAGGCGGTTGGTTTGATGGCAATCTAGTTCGTTTTCGCAAAGGGTTTCCTGAAAAGATTGGCGGATGGCTTAAAGAAGTCACCACCACGTATGAGGGCACGGGCCGCATCCTCCATGGCTGGGTTAATCTGGCAGGCACCAAACTTCTGGGTTTAGGTACTCGTTACAAGCTCTATATCCAGCAGGGTACGGGCTTCAATGACATCACTCCGATTCGAACGACCACTGCTGCTGGTGCTGTCACCTTTGCAGCCACTGATGGCTCTTCCACCATCACGGCAACCAACACATCTCATGGTGCGGTGGAAGGTGATTTCGTTACTTTTTCAGGTGCAGCTACTCTTGGTGGATTAATCACCGCTGATGTACTCAATCAGGAATATCAGATTGCTACGGTGCCTACGGCCAACACCTATACGTTCACGGCTAAAGATACGTCAGGGGATGAAGTAACGGCTAACAGCAGTGACTCTGGTAATGGGGGTTCTAGTGTTGTTGGGGCGTACCAGATCAACTGCGGTCTGGATGTCTATGTTTCCAGTTCAGGTTGGGGTGCAGGTACTTGGGGTGCTGGTGGTTGGGGTGAAGCTGCAACGCTTTCTGATTCTAATCAGTTGCGCCTTTGGAGCATTGATAATTTTGGTGAGGACTTAGTTGCCTGTCCTCGAGCGGGTGGTCTCTACTACTGGGATAACACCGATGGTGTAGGGACTCGAGCGGTTGCTTTCTCTTCATTAACGAATTCCAATCTTGCGCCCACCAAGGGATTTCAAGTGATTGTTTCAGACGTAGATCGGCATGTACTGGTGCTGGGTTCTGATCCGATTTCAGGTACATCACGGACAGGCTCTATTGATCCGTTGCTGATCTCTTGGTGCGATCAGGAAAACATTTTGGAATGGCAACCACGGTCTACGAATACGGCTGGTTCCCTACGGGCATCTGCTGGCTCAGAGATCATTGGTGGTTTACGAGCTCGTCAGGAAACGTTGATCTGGACAGATACTGCGCTGTACAGCCTGCAGTTCATTGGGGCACCGTTTACCTTTGGGCTTAACTTAGTTAACCAAGGGGTTAGCCTGATTGGCCCTAATGCCGCCATCAATACGCCTTCAGGTATTTATTGGATGGATCGCAAGGGGTTCTATAGCTATACAGGTTCGGTGGCGCCATTACCTTCATCAGTGCATAGCTATGTCTTTGATGATTTTAACGAAGGCCAGGCGTATCAATTCTTTGCGTTCTTGAACAAGCAATTTGATGAAGTCGGATGGTTCTATTGCTCATCTTCATCGACCACCATTGATCGATACGTAACCTATAACTATGTTGAAGGTACATGGGCCATTGGCCAGTTAGCACGCACGGCATGGTTGGATGAAGGCATTGAGTCTTATCCTCGGGCGACAGGAAAGTCGAACAGTTCCGATTATCTTTACAAGCAAGAGACTGGGAATGATGACGATGGCTCTCCGATGGATAGTGTCTATGTTGAGTCCGGTGATTTTGATCTAGGTGAGGGTGAAGACTTTCAGTTTATCCGCCGTATGATTCCTGACGTGAAGTTCACAGGTGATGGGGGTTCGGATCAGACGCTGAACGTGGTGTTAAAGACCCGGAATTACCCAGCCGATTCATTGACCACAGATAGCACCACGGCTTTCACCGCTTCAACCACCAAGGTGGATATGCGTGCTCGTGCTAGACAAGCAGTTCTTCGCTTTGAGTCTGATGATGATGCGGCTGCAGGGGTTCGACTTGGTGTGGGCTTCCGTATAGGTGGTACTCGGCTTGATCTTCAGGCAAACGGTAGGCGGTAATGGCTCGTCTTTTAGAGACACGCTTACCTTTAGCTACAGAGCCTGAAGTTCGTAAGGATATTTTTAACAAACTCATTCGGGTGTTGGAACTTAACTTAGGTGCTTATGACACCAACGCTACCCCTGCATTTATCGTTAGCAAGCGAGACCAGTTAAAATTCAACGATGGCGATGTCATTTGGAACCTTAATGAAAGCGTTCTTCAAGTTTGGGAAACTGATCGGTGGGAAAATATTTCCACCCCAGAAACCGCAGGAGTCAGTGGCACAGGAACCCTTGGAACCCTCCAAGTTATCACCGCCGGATCAATCGACGTGGCCATCCTTTAGCATGGATAGATCAACCAAAGTCAGTGATCACTTCACGTTAGGTGAGATGTGTAAGTCATCAACAGCAGAACGTTTGGACATCACCAATCTTCCTAACGAAATAGAATTTAAGCGGTTAACGACTTTAGCTGAGAAGATTCTTGAGCCTGTGCGTGTGCATTTTGGTCGGCCCTTTGCGCCCAGCAGTGCCTTTCGTTGTGCTGAGTTGAATAAAGCCATTGGATCAAAAGCTTCCAGCCAGCACTGTTTAGGTCAAGCGGTGGACTTTGAGTTAACTGGCATCAGCAATGAAGAGGTTGCCCGATGGGTTAAAGATAACCTCAATTTCGATCAATTGATCTTAGAGTTCTATGATGGGAAAGATCCTAACAGTGGTTGGATTCATGTTTCTTACGTTGCTGAAGATTTGAATCGTAACCAAGCGCTGGTGTACTACGGGAAATCGTACGCACTGTTTGAGTAATGAACGATTTCGTTACCATCATCAACGAGGTTGGCGTACCCGTTGCTGGACTTCTAGGTCTTGGTTGGTTGTTGTGGCAACTTCTCGGCAAGATCATGAACACCCTTGAGCAGAAAGTTGATGCGATTGATGACAGCATCAATACCAAAATGGATAACATGGAACATCGGCTGATGACCCAGCTAGAGACGCAGCACGGCATTATCATCAGTCTCATTGATCGTGTGAGAGCGGTAGATAATCAGACGATCCGCCAAGACGTATTGCTGAAAACGTTGCTGGGTGTGCCTAATCTGATTGACCATGAAAAGATCGCTAAGGCAGAACGGGATGACCAACGTAAGGATTAATAAGCGCGTTGCTCAGGTTCTCGTTGTTGGCAGCTTGTATTATTTAGCCTTCGGAACATTTGATCGCATCTGGGGGTCTGAGTTAGTCCATGGCTTTGGCAATCCCAGCTTTAGCGGCGTTAATCAGTCGGCCCATTACCTCACCATCGATGAGCAAGAACGATCTCGTGCCGAGAAGATTGCAGGCGACCTTCAGGATGAGTTGGATGAGATCGCACGAGAAGCAGACAACACGGTTCTTGCGCGGTTTGTGCGTAACCTTGAGTCTCGTATCTATTCGACGCTGGCTAAAGACCTTAGTGAATCACTGTTCAATTACGATGGTATTCCTTCGGCAGAGAACCCCATCGTGGGGGAAATTAATCTGGAGGGAAACATCCTCCGGTGGGTCAATAACGGCGTAACGATCACATTGACCGTGGAAGAGTGGTTCGATGGCGAGTTGATCTCCACCACGGAGATTGTGATCCCAGTGGGTAACTTCGGTGGCTGCTGGACTGAGTGTGATAGTGGTGATGGATGAAAGTCTTATTGCTTATCGCTGGGGCTTTATTGCTTAACGGCTGTGCGGCCATTGTGGGCGCTGGCTCTGGTTTAGCCAAACAACCCAAAGGTCCAGAGATTGTCCCGAGTTCGGCACACCAACTGCTTAACTTACCGCCCCCTAATACCAAGGCTGTGGTGGCTGTGTATAACTTCACCGATAAGACAGGGCAGCGTAAGACCATCGATAACATTGCTTCCTTCAGCACGGCGGTAACGCAGGGCGGTGATGACATTCTGATTGAGGCGTTACGTGATGCAGGCCGTGGTAACTGGTTCGCTGTCGTGGAGCGGGCTGGGCTAGATGGCTTAACGAGAGAACGCCAACTCATCAAGAACACACGGGATATGTACGAGGGCGAAGGGGCTAATCGTCTCAAGCCCTTGCTTTATGCGGGATTGATCCTGGATGGCGGCATCGTGGGCTATGACACCAACCTAAGAACGGGTGGTGCAGGAGCAAGAACGCTGGGTATTGGCATGAAACACCAGTACCGAGAAGATAAAGTCACCGTGGTACTTCGTGCAATTCTTGTGCAAACGGGCGAAGTTTTGCTAAACGTCACGGCGACAAAAACGATATTATCCACAGGTGGTGGTACAGATTTTTTCAAATTCTATGAATTAGGAACGCAGTTAGTAGAAGCAGAAAGTGGTAGCACAGAAAACGAGGCAGGAACTCACGCAGTACGAGTAGCCATAGAAGCCGCTGTGTATGGTCTGGTGATCCAAGGACTTGAGAGGCAAGTCTGGGATTTTC